CAGGAAAAAGTTGGTTGCCATCAGATTTCGTAGCCCCAGATAGCAAACGTCACCGTCTGGGCATTGGTCGTCGTCACGCGCAGCGAATAATCTGCTGCCCCTCGGATCGGGGTCGGGAACGACATGATGACACCCGGCTTATTGGTCGCACTCGGCGCGAACTCACCATCAAAAATCGCAGCGTCAGTGCCCCGGTTGTAGGTGGTGTCACCAGACGCACCAAACCACAAAACGCAAGTGCCTGCGGTTGTACCGCCTGATTGAATTTGCACTGAGGTAATTACAAGGGCTTTGGTTGATGCTGGACTCCAAATTGGATCTCCGGTTGCCGCAGCGGTGTACTGTTTCCCTTTCCATGTCGATACGTTGCCGCGTGTGCGATCCCAAGTCGTGCCGTTGAAACCGTACAGCCTTGCTTGCGTGTGCAACTGATTGACGGCGTTAGTCTCACCATCAGTGCCTGCTGTATCTACAGAGACCGGATTGGTGCCATCGCCAACCTGCACCTGACCCTGCACCCGCGAGACATCAACCAACATGCCGTTGCTGGCATCCGCAGGGATCAACGTCCTGTCGCCATCAGCACTGATGGCAAGCTTCATCAACTGGATCTGCTCACCAGTTCCAGTTACCTGATCCGTGGCGATGTCAGCGCCGGAGCCGGGTGTAATGGGTACGTTATCGGCCACGGTTCAGCCCCTTACAGTGCAAAGATGCCGGAAGCGTTCCAGGTCACCGTGATATCTCCGCCGTTGGGAGTCACAGGCAGACCTGTCACGCTCGTGTCGATGTACGCCACCAGTGGAGAGGTTCCTGCCGTTCCGGTGTCAACATAGATCACCAGCGCCTCGACCGTGTTGCCCGTCACAGTTGGGAAAGTAACGTCACCGCCATCAAAGACACCGTTGGTCACAGACTTGGTTGCACCAATGGTCTGCGCGGTGCCAACAACGCCGGTCAGCGAAGTAAGGAATTGATCCGACGCGCTGTAGGTATAGACGCCCGTATCAACAAGGGCGACCTTCACCGTGCCCGTCAGCAGGTTTGTGTTGGTGGCCGCGCCAAGGATAGTTTCCTTGTACTTCGGATAAATGGCATTTGCCATGATTACTCCGTTTCAATGCCTACGATTTTGCCATTTTCACGGATGATCCGCTTTGGGCGTTTGATTGCAGCAATGGCCTTGTCCGTCGTTTCTTTGCTGGACTTAGACATTTCATCAAGAGATTCTTTAAGTCCACTTCCTGCATCGTTCAGGCTTTGCATCATCTCGCGCATTGCCTGCATTGCCTCAGTCATGGCGATGGTGGACTGACTTTCTTCTCTGGTCTTGACTATCTGAGACTCCATATCTGCCAACTTGGCGATTTTGATCGCCGTATCAGCACGCAAGGCCTCAAGTTCAAGCTCCATCTTCATGCGCTCAATGTCCGAATTATCGTTCACTGGCTGCGCTGCTGCTTGAGTTTTCATCGTCTCAGAAGAAGATGACATCTCAGGCTGTGCCGTGATTGTGACTTCTCCGCCGATCTTAGACATTGTTTCAAGCGTCTTGGCCTGCGTTTCTTCTGCTTTAGCAACTGTCAGAACCGTATCGGCTCTAGCCTTAGCCGCCTTGGCCACAGCCTCCTCAGCAGCGGCTTGCAGGAAGATCGTATTCGGGTCTTGCGGCTGACCCTGAATTTCAATCATCAACTCCTGCGCTTCTTCATCTGTCGGCTTAATCACGCCAAGCTTGAGGAGTTTCTTGCGGAAGAAGTCTCGGACATCGGAGATGCCTTCGCCTTCCATGTTCATCATTGCCATCGCCTGCAGAACCTGCTGAGTCTCAGGGTCGGTTGTGATGGCCAGCATTCCGGTCAGGGCTTTGACAGTTGCAGCGCGTTTTGACTGGCTTGTCGGCCCAACTTGGACGTCAATGTCGAATTTTGCAGACGAGATGTCGTTTTCGTACTCCATCTCACCGTTCGTGTTGATAGTCGGCTTCATCAGTTCAACGGACGATACATCTCCGTTTTGATTGATAGCCTTCATGCTTCGGCCTTCTTCGACGTAGATTTCCTGCGCCATTGACAGCCAAATCTCACCGCAACGTTTTGCCGCCTTGGCAAAGTTGCTCATGTAGATGAAGGTCTGCATGTCCAGCCGCTGCTGGATCATCTCAACGGCTTTGCCGCTGATGTTGCTGACGATCTTGTCGCCCTGCTCCTGGTTGCCCAGAACGTCGCGCATGTCCTGCTCGGTAACCGTAATGATCCCGGCCAATGCTGGAGGGATGGCAGGCGACTTTGTATAGCCAACTGGGGGGCTGACTTGCGTTGATCCGTCAGCAGCCGTGATCGGATTGATCAGCAGATATGGGTAATCCTTAATGTTGTCCTCTGCCCACATCAACTGGTGCCCTGCGACTTGCTCAGGAGTCAAGATGGGCTTCTCAACGCTGGACAAAGCGGCGATCTCACCCAGCTTAGACAACTGCATGTTGCGAAGCCGCTGGGCGTCTTTGGCCAAACGGACATGCCCCATGCAGCGCTCGATGTTGTCCACAAACCAGCGCTTGCCGTACACAGGAACGACTGGAATGCATTTGCCTGCGATGTAGCCGCAGTCCTCAAGCACTCGACCGCCACTCAGGATGTACTTGTGAATCTTGCGACGCTTGACGCGCTTTTGGCGCACCTCAACGGTGCCGATAGCCGCCAGAGTTTCCTCCAGCATATCGTCGTTCTCAAAGTCCTCGCGGCGATAGCGTTCTTCCTCGCCATCAAGTCTTTGGAAGATTCGGATGGTTTCGTTGACTTCCTCGACCCGGTAATACTCAGCGATGAACACTACGTCGGGCGTCAACCAGTCGAACTCGTACTGATGAATGGTTTTTGGCCAAGAAGTCGGGTCGTCCTCATACGCCTCGCGGTAAGCGTCGCGGGTCATAGCTGTCAGGACATAGCAAAACTTGGCGTCTGATTTGTCTTGGCGCTTTGACTGAAGGTCAAAGAACACGGACGAGTCTGCGTCAAAGATCGGCTCAATGCGAACACGCTGCTTTTCGTTCTCGTCGTCCTCGTCGTCCTCGTATTCTGTCCTAAGACGCCACGCCCCGAACCCACCTCCGACAGCTTCTTCAAACGCATTGTCGTAGGCCTCAGATGCCACTGAGTCCTGCTCGTCTGCTCGGTACAGACCATCAAGTGTTTCAGCCAGGCTGTCGTACTCAACGCCTTCTTTGCTGACGAAATCAACGCTCACGCGGTTGTTGCGGTATTCGTTGATGATACGAATGACCGCCATGTGAACCTTGTTCACTTCAAACTTTGGCTTGTTTTCGTACTGATCCCACAGCGGGCCTTCCCACTGAGCGCCTGCAATGCTGTAGAAACGACGATCCTGCAGGCACTGAAGCCGTTCATCCCTAAGTGCGGACTGTACTTTGTCGAACTCAGCCAAAGCCTCTGCGTGGAGGTTATACAGCCGCTGTTCGTTTGAGATTCTGGCCATGGTGTTCCTGTTTACCAGCGATTGATCGTAGGCATTGGCCTGAAGTCCATAGCTTTAGGCGGAGCAGCCCGGCGGACGCCTTCGCAAGCATACCTTAAAGCGTCAATAACATGGTTTTTTGTATCTTGCAAGACTGGAAGAACTTGCCCCGTAAGCGGATCTGTCTTGTAGCTGTACAAGGTTAGTTCGTCAATGGCGTGCTTGCACCTAGGGTGAACAATGATTTCGTAGGATTTTAGCCATTCTATGCCTTCTTGAAGGCTTTTTGGCCCTTTGATTGCACCCATGATCTTAGGAAATCCGTTCTTACGCATGTGACTGATCGTTTCCGGTCGCGCCGAGTCTGCGACGATTGGCCACTTCTCTGCCTCCGGGACGGTCATGAACAGGTCAGGCGTGTTGACGATCTCACAGCCGATCATGTACGCCTCGTGGTCGATGTAAAGCTTGCGGCCTACGATGTGGCAGCGCACCAATACTGTCGGGTCAATTGCAAAACCCCAGTCAGCACCAAGGCGGTGGATTGCGTCGTCTGGTGCGTCGAACTCCTCAATGCGCCAGTTGCGAAAAACTCTGGCTTGAGAGTTGCGAAGGTAAGCGCCTTGCCAGACGTGGGCATACTTGTCTGGGTCACGGTCGCGGTCGTACTGCATTTCGGCCCGTAGGACGTCCGGGAACCAAGGATTGTCCTCCCAGTTCACTTTGATCACGCAGGCGCTTGGAGGCGGTTTTGGGCCTCTTAGGAGGTGGTCTACAGGGTCACTCTCTTGGCTTGGGTTCCAAGTGAACCAGAGTTCGGAGCCAGGCTTACGGATAGTCGGTCGCAGCAGGTCTAGACTGCGCTGGCTTAGGCTTTGTGCTTCCTCGACCCAAGCGCAGTCGTAGCCTTCAAGCGACTTGATCGAGTCTGCAGTGTGGTTCTGCATTCCTTGGAAGATGATCATGCCGTCGCCGCGCTTGGACTTGATGACGGCTTCTTGGACTTCAAAGTACGCTCCGGCGTTCAGTTGTTCGATCTTGAGTTCAAGCAGGCGCTTGACGGACTGAGACAAAGACTTCTGAACTTCGCGCACGCAGACTGTGCGGCGCTTGGCATCCATAAGATGCGCCTCGATGACGGCCTCTGCAAAGAAGTGAGACTTGCCTGAGCCACGGCCACCGAACGCGCCCTTGTAGCGGTTTGGATCAAGCAGCGGAACCGCCCAAGCCGGCGTCTCAATGCGTAGGGTTGTCATTGGTCAATCGCCACAAAAGCAGGCAATGGAATCAACGTCGTCATCAAACATCGACCGCTGTTCCTGGGTGAATTTCAGCATCTGGGCGTAGGACGGGCGGTCGGTGCGGAACTTGGCCCCTGAAGGCGCTGACGCCAACGCCAACGCCAACGCCTCCATTTTTGCCCACCAGACGGCGCGTTGGGGCTTCTCAGCGATCAAAGACAAGATCTGTGACGCGCCCTTGAGGTAGCAGAGGTCGCAATTGCCGTGCATGGTCACGCCATTCATGTTGGGCAGTTCAAGGTCAAAGGGCTGGCTAGCCCAGAACGCTCCGACCATTTCCTTAGTAACTCCCGCAGGCCCGAGCGGTGCTATCTTTTCTTCGTGCTTTCCGTAGTCCTGATTTTTGATCTTGGATAGCCTGATCGGCTCATCAGCCCTGATGCCGAGCATGGAGTCCCACTCTGTCCATCCGATGGACTTCAGGTAACGGTGGATGGCTCGCACCTTCATCTCGACAGTGCAGAACCTGCTGACCGGATTGGGCAGGTAATTACGCCTTCTGATGATGGCCTCAAACGGCTCGCCATCACGGCTGGCGGTCTCAAAGGTCACGACCCGGAACCGATCCTTAGTCTGTTCTGCCTCAGCGTACTCAACCCAAGTGATTGGCACGCCCCATTCTTTTGAGCAGCGGTCAACAAAGCGCAGGGTCGCCTCATCCTCTTTGCCCGTGTTTGCGAAACAGATCTTGGCTTCGGGCGGCAGACCATCGTTGCTTTGCAGAACTCTCCAGAGCATGTAGGCGCTGGTACGCCCGCCTGAGAAGCTGATGCAAGTCGGACTGTTGATCTTAAATTGGTTAGTCATAGTCACTTGCCTACCACCACGCGCTCGATCTTCTGGATGGCCAAAGGACGGTCAGGGTCGCCAGACAGTTCAAGTTTGTCGCCATAGCGTTTCGGGTCCCACTTGGCCAGTAGCTGCATGCGCGTCCAAACGCGATTCTTTTGCCAACTAACGAAGCCAGCATCCGTTGCGCCATTCTGCGTCAACGGAGGAGGCTCGTCGATGATTTTGAGCGTATCAGTTGCAATGACGTCATGACCAGCTCTACGCGCGCGCGCGATGGCTCCGGCGAGTTCTTCGCTCTCATTACACCAGTCGTACCAAGTATTAAGCCCGATCTTTTGGTCTTTGACAGCGTGGGCCAAAGGAGTGCCGTTGCTGACTGCGTTGAGAATATATTCGCAGATTTTGTTTTTTCTATCTTCAGGAATTTTTGCCATTTTCAATCTCGATTAGTTTATCCAAATAATGCCGAGCCTTGAGTAAATCGTCAATGCCGTTTTTATCTCGCCACCTAGAGATATATTTGACGATGTTGCCTTCAAAATATCCAAGGTTATTGGCTGCAATAAAATCCCACGGTTGAATTGTTTTGTTAATGTAATGATTACCTCCGATTTGCATATCATTTGACGAAGTTTTCTGTCTTAATGATCGTTGAAACCGATCTACTGCTTTGTTGATCTGTTCATCATCATTTGACTCGAAAGCCGACTCCAAGTGCTCAAAGGCATTTTTCAGTTGCTCGCTCATGTTAGCGCTTCCTCACTTTCCTGTGGATAACTTTTCCCCGTTTTCCCCGCATCCCGGTGCCCCTCTGCCCCTACCCTATAG